ATAATGCATCAATAGATAATACTGTCGAGGTTGCATCTCAGTGGGGAGATAGTGTTAAAGTTATTGAGTTTAAAAATAATTTGCAGAATTTTTCTCAGGGATGCAACTTCTTATTTAATGAAGCCAAGCCTAAAGATGATGACTTGATACTTCTTTTAAACAATGATGTCTCCTTTGGAGATACAACATCATTAAAAAGAATGATTCAAATCATAAAAAATGACGCTTTGGTTGGGGTTGTCGGTGCAAGATTACTTTTTACAGGTACTAACAATTTGCAACATGCCGGCGTTACTTTTAAACCAAAGTATGATCTGCCGATGCATTTTAGAAGTGGCGAAGAGAGCGACGATAATGCAGAAAAGAATAGACTATTTCAGGTTGTGACAGGCGCGGTGCTTCTTCTTCGAGCAGATTCCTTCAAAAATGCTTTTGAAAATAAATCGGGCAATAAAGGAATGGATGAAAATTACCATTGGGCTTTTGATGATGTTGATTTGTGCTTATCGGTTGGTGTTAATCAAAAGAAAAAAATAGTTTATTGTGGGCAGACTAAAATCTTTCATGAAGAAAGCGCTTCATTAAAAAAGAATCCTGCCAATAAGTTATTTATGAATCATAACGTTACTTATTTTAAAAATAAATGGAGAGATAAGTATAAGATGGATTTAGATATTTATACTAAAAATTTAAAACATAATTTATACAAATAAAGTATCATGGCTAAAAAAGTTTTAATTACAGGATCATGCGGATTTATTTTCTCTAATTTTATTAGAATGGCTTGTTATGATCAGGCTAATTCCGAAAACAAAAATTATAAGTTTGTTAGCATCGATAAGATTACTAAGAGTTCAGTCCTGAACAATATTTATCAAAATAAAAGCCACGCCTTTTATATAGGTGATGTTTCGGACTCGCATTTTATGAATGTGGTTTTCGAATATGAAAGACCCGATATTGTTATTCATGGTGCCGCCGAATCTTTTGTCGATGATTCTTTAAAGGATCCTAATAAGTTTATTCAGTCCAACGTCTTAGGAACCCAGGTTGTAGTTAATTCTTGTATCAAATGGGGAGTTGAAAAACTAATCTATATTAGTACTGATGAGGTTTATGGTCAATTAGAGAAGGAAACAGACGCCTCTTGGACAGAGGATTGTCCTTTGAACCCCAGAAACCCTTATTCAGCCACCAAAGCTGCGGGAGAATTGATTGTGAGGGCGGCACAGACCTCTTATGGCTTGCCTTATAATATCACTCGTTCTTCCAATAATTATGGACCAAGGCAAACTAGTGAGAAGCTAATACCTAAAGCCATTAAGTGTATTTTAAATGAAGAAAAGATACCGCTTTATGGTAAAGGTCTGCAAATTAGAGATTGGACCTACGTTGCCGATAATGTTAATGCGATCATGACCATTATGAAAAGCGGTAAAGACAATGAAACTTATAATATTTCGGCTAATCAAGAATTTACCAACATTGAAGTAATTCAAAGCATTTGCAATGCCATGGGTAAAGGGCATTCGCTAATTTCTTTTATTCCAGATCCAAGACAAGGGCACGATTTCCGATATAGTGTCGATTGCAGCAAGCTCAAGGCATTGGGATGGAATTCAGGCTTTAAATTCAAGGAAGGTCTCGTTAATACTGTTGATTGGTTTCAAAAAAATCAATGGTTTTTGAAATGAATATAATTCCAGATATTATTGTTGCTAAATTAAAACAAGAGCCATCTTCTTCATTTGATAATCATAAGGGTTTATCCTTAAAAGATATTAAGTGCGTTCATTATATAGGTCTTATAAACTTTAATAAATCTTATCCTGGCACAACATATTATACTTATGTGGCAATCTTAGAAAAAGAGGATCCTTCACATAGGTATAGCGCCTCTTATTCAAATGGATATGAGCTACTTACATTTAATCAATCCACCTATGACTCTATTTTAAAAGACGAAGATATAGGTATGTGTTCAGACTATGATTTAACTAAATTAAAAATTATTTTAAAGACCTGGACTCAAGAAGAAATCAAAATACAAGTTATATTCAAATAGAGGAAAATTAATGAGCGCAAAATCAACAACAACAGAATCAGGGTCAGCCGAAGAAGTAGTAGATGACCTTCCAATTATAGAGGTTCCTCAAGTTGGAACACAAGTAAATGATGACAAGTTAGCCGCTTTAAGAGCTAAGAGTCAAGCAAAACAAACGGAGCAAAAGATGGCTGCAAAGATACTTGCCAAAAGAGATAGAAGTTTGGCTTTCGGAGTGATGGGATCGGGACAAGCTGGCTCAAGGCTGGCTGAGGCTTTTTATAAATTGGGGTATGATTCTGTTGTCGTCAATACGGCAATGCAGGATCTCAAATTTATAGATGTTCCTGACTCAAATAAATTACTTTTAGAGTATGGCGTGGGCGGAGCCTCTAAAGAATTAGAAATTGGTAAAGCTGCAGCCGAATCTCATCGTGAAGAAAATTTACAATTAAAAAATGAAAAATTATCTAATTCTCAAATAAACATTTTATGCTTAAGTTTAGGCGGCGGCTCTGGCGCAGGCTCTTGTGAAACATTAGTGGATCTATTTACTAATATAGGAAAACCATTAGTTGTTATGACTGTTATGCCTATGGATACAGATGATGTACAAACTAAATCTAATGCCTTAGAAACTTTATCTAAATTAGCGGCTCTAACAAAAAATAAAAAAATATCAAATTTGATATGTGTGGATAACGCTAAAATTGAAGCAATTTATCATAATGTAAGTCAAATGGATTTTTACAATACGGCTAACAAGGCAATTGTAGGTCCGATTGATATTTTTAATACTTTATCTTCTATGCCGTCATCAACCAAAGCATTAGATCCTATGGAATGGTCAAAGCTTTTAATTGATGGTGAAGGTTTATCAATTTATGGCTCATTTGAATTGAGTAATTATACAGAAGATACGGCGATTGCAGAAGCAGTGATAAATAATTTATCAGGAAATTTATTGGCAGAAGGATTTGATTTAAAACAATCTAAATATGTAGGATTTATCATTACGGCTAATAAAGAAGTTTGGAAAAAGATACCGGCATCCAGCGTAAATTATGCGGCTAGTATGATTAATGATTTATGTGGCGATCCAAAAGGCGTCTTTAAAGGAATGTATGTTGTTGATGATGAAAAAGATGTAGTCAATGTATATTCAATGTTTTCTGGATTAGGATTACCATCTTCTAGAATTGATCAGCTTAAAAATGAAACAAAGGATTTACAATCTAAAACAAAAAATAAAGATGATAGTAGGGGAACGTCTTTACATATGGATACGGGGATTAGTGAAACTGTATCTGCCGCTCAAAAGGTTAAAGATAAAATTACAGCTAAACACTCTGCCTTTGGTAAATTGACACAAAAAATTGTAGATAGAAGAAAATGATTTATTGGCTTTATTGTATTGAAAATAAAGCCAATGGTAAAAAATATATTGGCAAAACTAATAATGTAAAAATACGTTTTAAAAGTCATTTAGCGATTGCTGCGGGCGGTAAAGAAAAATATCCTAAACATTTTCAATATATTCACGCCGCTATAAATAAATACGGTAAAGAAAATTTTTGGTTTGGCTGCATTGATTTTTGTTTTTCAGAAGAGGATGCTCTTGTTCAAGAAATTTTTTGGATTCAATTTCATAAAACTAGAAATTATGCACGCGGCTATAATTTAACTGATGGTGGTGAGGGTATTTCTGGCTATAAACATACTCAAAAGACTAGAAATGCATTATCTGAATATGCAAAACTTAAAATAGGAAAATTAAACTCTTTTTATGGTAAAAAGCACAGCTCAGATGTTGTTTTAAAATCTACTGGAGAAAATAATAAACAAGCTAAACTTAAAGAATTTCAAGTTGTTGATTTATTAAGCATGTATTGCACGGGAAAATTTATAGAAGAAGATTTGGCGGTTATTTTTGATATAAAAAGGCAAACGGTCAATGATATTTTACGCGGCAAACGCTGGAAACATATTAAACGAGACAACGATAAAATTTTAGAAGTAAAATTATTAAATAAAAGTAGGAAAAATAAATGAAACACGCGGTAGTTAAATGTCATGATTATAAATGTGGAGTTAAAAACGGCAATAAAAAATCTCATGGTAGAAATATTGAGGCTGCCTTATCAGCAATAGAAGATATAGCCGATGAACATATTACGATAGCTATTAGGGCTAAAGACAAAAACGGACAATGGTATTCCACCATCTCAGTAATACCAATCAAGAATTTGCAGCCCGGTGATGAAATTAAAGTTGGTATCAAAAAAATAAATAAATTGGTGATAAAATGAGTAAAAGAGAGACTAGAAAAACAAGAAATAAGAAAAGAGAAGCGCTATTCAGTTTAACTAAATACCTTCTCAAGAAGGCGGCTAACAAAGCAGTCATTGAAGCCCGTCGCGCTGCTAAGAAAAAAGAATCATAAGTTACTTTTGGTCGAGGGTGAGAAAGGTAGGGGTTATTCCCTACCTTTCTTTTTATTAAGAAAACCTAGCTGATATATACTATTTATGGCTAAAAAAATAAATATACAGCAATATGTCGAACGGGCAACAGCTGTTCATGGCGAAAAATTTGATTATAGCAAATCGCTTTATGTTAATGAAAAAA